CAGTGGAGACCAGACCAGACCACTCCATGGAGACCAGACGAGACAAGCGGAGACCAGTGGAGACAAGCGGAGACCCATGCCACCCAAGCCAGTGGGGTGCCATATCGTAAGGGTACCGGTGCGCATAGCTCCCCCTCGCGTTCCTGTGGGTGTGAAATTTTCACAAAGAGCATGGGAGCATTAGTCCCGGTAGTCCGGGACAAGGTGTCCCGCATGGCGAGAGACCCTTGACTCCATAAGGTCTGGTCTCCATGGGGGTGTGACATCCCGGTAGTCCGGGAGTGGGTGGAGTTATCTCTGAAAGTGCTCTGAGACGTTTCAGAGTTCAGCTCTGAAAGCCATTCTGAGACATCCTGAGGAAGAGGTAATTTGAGAGGTAAAAAACCTCAGAAAGTGTTTTAGAGGAACCCTATATAAGAACTATTGAAATTCTTATATATAGGGGTTTCAGAGTTTCAGAGGAGTTATTGTCAAGTAGAGGGTAGAGAGTCTTTGTTTTTCCACAGGTCGGCCTTCCCTTGGCGGCCGTCTTGGGCGAAGAGGGGGTCATGGGTGAGGATGTAGTAAACCTTGGAAGGTGTTTCGCCGGTGAAGACAGCGAGGGTGTCGCAGGTGGCATTAGGGTGGGATTGGAGGAAGGAGAAGATGGCGCTAGTGATTGTGGCTTTTTCGCCTTTGGAGGAGAGTTCGGCCCAATCGTTAGGGGAGGCTGTAGCGATGGTGGTGAGGCCGGCGAGGTTGAAGCCGAGGGTGTAGAGCAGGGGGGGAGTATCGCCCAAGTGGTTAGATTTCGTGACGCGGAGGCAGCAGCCGAGGAATTGGCCGCGTTTCTCGCTAGTGAGGCGGATGACGGTATCGGCGCCGGCGTCGAAGTGCATGGAGTTCCCTGTGATGATCGCCTTTCCGTTCCGCCTGGTCCAATAGGCTCCGGTCGGAACGGTGAGGCAGTAAACATTCCCGGAATAGGGCACTTGTTTGATATTGCCGTGCGTAGCGGTGATCCCTACTGTTTGTGATCGGCGGAGATTGACAGCGTATTTGACAGACTCTCTATCCCTTGTAGGCAGGTATCGACTGACCGTGCAGCCAACCCCTAGACTAAGGGCGAGCGCCTGGAAGTCGTTGGCGAGTTGAATGGATATCGTGCTGTACGTTCCGCTTCCCGGTCTACCTTTCGCATAGGAACCGTCCCCCTCCATCATGGCGTCTAACAGGATAGTGCGGAGATGCGGGGCTAGGCCGGCGATGAACTCCGGCATCCTTTTAGATGCTGCCCCCTTGCCGCAATGTTCGGTGAGCCAACGGGCGAACCAAGGGACTCTCCTTGTGGAAATGTGCCATATCGTTTTCTCTTGCGAATAGCCGGGGCGTGGCTTTGGATGCACGACAGAGAGCCGAGGGTCGAATCCGAGCGCACGGACTTGCGCCAGCATCCGTTTAGCTAGTTCCCCATCTGCTTGAGTGAGATTCGCCGCAGCGCGGCTTATCGAGCCTTCAGAGAGCCACCAGCCGAGATAGCGCACAAAGCCCCTTGCCTCAAAATTGGCTGGGCCGATTCGGAAGGTCAGTGGACTTTCCCCGCCGAAGTTGATTGCCGCACAGGGTAATAGTTGATTCTGCTTCAGGCTTCCCGCTGTATCCCAGGCCCAACTGCTGGGAAGTACGTTGCACACCCCCGCCGCGCGGGTACGCCGTTTTACAAGAAGGCGATGTGACGGTGTTAGCAGGGCATCTACTGATTTCCCGTCCAGGTGAACCATCTCCCCCGTGTACGGGTAGGCGTGTAGGTGTGTTGGGTGCTCCCATCGCCAAGTGTGTGTCTCGGGTTCATAGCACCCCACTAGATCGTCGAGCCTGACATCACCGTGAAACTTCCACCCGGCTTGCGTGAGAACCTCGGTATCCTCAGAGTGGCACCCGAAAGCGTGGGTGTCGTCGCCGCGAGGTGAATGGGCGAGGGCGATCCAGGTCTCGCTTGAGGCGTTAGCCATGTCGATGATGGCGTTAGCGGTATCGTCCTCCTTGAGACTACCCATGCCGACGCGGGAGATGGAGTCGTAGAGGACGATACCGCCCGGGCTGGACTTGGACCAGGAGCGGATTTTGCGTGCTAGGGCAGGGAGGCCGAGGCCGCGCGCCTTCAGGTAAGGGAGCGTGGGGAGTTTGCGGCCCAAGGCGAGGGCGAGTTGGGAGGCGCGTCGTTGGAAGTGGATGGCGGAGCGTTCCAGGTCGACGTACAAAGCTGGTGTGCCGGTTACGTCTTGCCACACGCGAGACTGGCCGCTGTTCAGGTCCGCTGCCGCCATGAGCAGGAACCAGGACTTGCCGGCCCCTGGCGGGGCGAACACGATGGTGCCGGTGCCCTCCTCGATGTGCGGGGAGAGGAAGAAGCGGCGAGGGGGTAAGGGGGCAGTGGTGTCGATGTCCTGGATGGTGAAACGGTCTTGCTCCCAGTCAGTGAGAGCATACAGGCAGAGGATGTCGAGGCGGTGCTGCAAGCCCTCCAGGGGCAGGAGTTCCTGAGCCATGCGGGTGAGGGAGCCGTGGGCGTCCTTGGCGAGCCTGCGGCGCTCCGCCGCCCGCCCGATGTTGAAGGTGTCGTGGGCGAGCACCTTGCCATCTTGGGCGACGGCGGCGAGGCCGTGGAGGCCGGTGTGTTCACGCCGTATCTCGCGGAGGAGCAGTTTGACTTCGCTGCCGGTCTCTCCGGTGAGCAGGATGGTGTCGGTGATGCCGTTATCGGAGAAAGCGTAGTTCACTTGTGTCTGCTCCTAAGTCCTTGGCCCTGCCGGTGTCCTCGCGCTTGCCGATGCTGGCGATGATAGTGGCGACCTCGCGTTCTGGCAATGGTGGGACGCACCGTTCCAGGTTGATCCGCCGCAGGCGGCGTCCCGACTCGTCGGGACCGTATTTCACGGAGAGGGCGCCGGCCATGCGCGTGAGCGTCACGTTGCGGTATTCGGTGATATTGCCTGTCCCCTCCACGCTTAACGGAGCCGAGGGTGGAAGTGTGGAGGTGGCGGTGAGGCTTTGCCACCAGGCGAGCAGCTTTGGCGGAGCGGCGGTCAAGTCTGAGAGAGGGACTGTCCAGGGATCGTAGCCTCTGACCCATTGATAGGGGCCGCCGCCCTTGGCCCCTGGGTGTTTTGGCGGCTCCAGGTTGGTGTTTGAGGGCGGTACTACCACGTAGCCGTTGGAGAGTAGGTCGATGTGCAGGCCATCGGCGTTTGTGTGTCTGAGTGGCGGCTGCTCGAAGGCGGAGAGGAAGTAGAAAAACTGGAAATTGCCGCGCCCCGTCCGCTGTATCCACGTGGTCGGGCATCGCACTACGTCTACCGCTGCTAATCTCGCCCACACCCTCTGGTGCTCATTGGTCGGCACGTCCGAGAGGTCTACGTCGACCACCACGATGGGTGATGCGTCTATTGGGGAGAGACATGCCCCAATGTTGGCCTCGGGGTGCTGTCGAAACCAGGTCTGCGCTTCTTCCCCCCGCCACGCCGCGTAGGTCTGCGCCGCTCCGCTGGCGTCCGGCCAGGGCGCTTTCTTCCCAGGCTTCAATGGGCGCACCGGTATGCAACTCATGGTAAGCTCTTTGACGGTTTCTAGTCCCGTGTAACGGGATTGCATGGTATACACCCCCCTTAGCTTATGCTATAGTATTCGTAACCGAAAGCAAATGCAAGAAGGAGGGGAGCGAGATGGGGGTACAAGTCTGCCCTGCTTGTGGGAATATCCTGGCCGATCCCAGGTCGATGTATTGCATCAATGAGTGCAGGGGATTGTATTTGTGGGAAACTATCGTTGAGCATCCTGGCCTGTCTGCTTGGGAGTTGCACATGCTCACCGGCATGTCGTATAAAGACGTTTCTTCCGGTTTGGAAAAGGCCCGCGCCCTTGGGTGGGTCAAGGGGGTGTCGGAGGAGCGGGAGCAAGGGGGTATCCGGTATCGTTATGCGGTTGCGGAAGAGGCAGCCTTTGTAACTATCGCTGAGGAGCACTCCATCCGTGTAAAAAGAGGCTACGCTGTCCGTTTGACAGCGGGTGTAGGATAGTGGCATGAGCACCGCTTCCACGAAGGCCGCGCTGAACCGGAAGTATGCCTTGGTCCGAGAGGCCCGCCGCAAGACGCGCCCCTACACCACCACGGGACGGCGCGCCCATGACTTCGAGCGCACCCCGCGGGGACTGGACGCCGAGGGCCTGCCGACCTTGGCTCCCAAGCACTCCAACGGACACGAGGGCATGGTGTCACTGCCGACCTACGATGCTCCTCAGTCCTCCCGCCGGCGCGCCTTCGAGCGCACCGTCCCCCACTGCGCCGAGTGCATGCAGACCGCCGCGCCAATGATGGTCTGCGCCGACTGCCTCCACATCGGGAAGCAGGGCCGCGTCTGCGCCCAGGGCATGTGCGAGCAGGCCCACCGCGCCAAGTACCACTTCCACCGGAGTCCATTTGGGAGTCCGGCAGATGGGTCCGTCGCTGTACCAAAGTTGCATGTCGGTGGCATTCCGCTAGGCGGCAAGAAGGGATGGTAGCGATGGCGAAGTTCCCAGGCGATAAGACCCGCAAGCACCAAAAAGAGTGCCTCGGCGTCTATGTTGTTGAGTGGGTGGACTCCATTGGCGATTCTTCTTGGAAATCTCGGAGTTTTCATCAAAATTGTAGGCTTTCAAAATGCTTGACTGTCGGGATGTTAATTGCCAAAAGCAAAACGAGAGTCACCTTGGCGCTGAATTACGACCACCTTACGGATAATATGGGGGACAGCATCACCATCCCCCGTGAGGCCGTGCGGAAGATGACCAAGATTCACACATTGAAGGTGTAGCGATGAACCAGACCAGCGCCCTCCCGCCCGTCGTGACGTTCATCATGCCCTTTAGACGTCCCAGTGGAGCCTGGATGTGGGCGGAGCACGACTGCAAGCAGTGCTGGCCCCCGCTGTGCTGGCAGCAGGAGCAGTTGCAGCTGCGGGCCATGGCGCGGATGCTGAGGGAGGCGCTGAACTGATGAAGCGTCCATTAGGCGGCAAGATATGAAGTACAGACGCTATCTCAACTTGGCCGCAGCGTCCGTACTTGTATTTGATAGTCTCATGGTATTCGCCTATTTTGTATATCGTTGGCATGGTAATGACGCTGACGGACATCCTACCTACAACATCACGCATGCCGCTTGGTTTCAGCCAAGCCTAATTTCTGTACTGGTTGTAACTGCAATTCTTGTGTGTTTAGTTCTCGGTTTTGTTATAACACCTGCGCAGACCGTTCTGAAAAGTAAACAGAGGGAGGAACTGATGCCTGACCCATGCGTCCACGACTGGAACTACCATCATGGAACTCCGACGGTCTGCGTCAAGTGTGGAATGACCTGGACTATGATGAAACGGGGGATAGCAATGGCGCGGGCGATTTCTCGGAATCCGCCTCCCGAGCTCCGTGAAGGCTGGATCGCGCATGGCTGACCCCACCGTCCTGGACAGCCTCCGCGCCAAGCAAGAGGCCACCGACGCGGAGAAGCGCGCCGTCCTGACGGCCTTGGCCCGCAAGACGTTCCTGAGCGCCACGATGCCCTGCTTCTGCGATCACGTGTGGGTGCAAGACCCGATCACCAAACGAGTTGACCGCTTCGAGAAGTGGGCGCATCTGCTGCTTTTGGCGACAGTCCTCAAGATCCGCCGCCTTATCATCATCGGCAAGGACAGGCAGGTGGGCATTTCCTGGTGCATCGCGGCCTACGCCTATTGGATCGCTATGGGGGGCAACGCCGTCGTCGCTCTTATCTCCCAGGGAGGCGATGAAGCCCAGAAACTCTTGGGGAAGGTCAGGTTCATCCATGAGCACCTGCCGCGCTATCTCCAACTGGAAATTGACGGCGAGTGGAGCACTGAAAAGGTAAAGTTCAAGAACGGTTCATCGGTTCAGGCGTATCCATCGACCGCCAAGGCAGGACGCAGCATCACCGGCTCCCTTGTGATCTTTGACGAGGCCGATCACCACGAATATCTCGGCGAGAACTACGCCGCCATCTCGCCTGCTATCGACATGGGAGCACTCTATGAAGTGGCGGGGGAACAGGCTCTTGGGCAACTCATTATGATTTCCACTGTCAACCCAGAGACAGTTCAGTCCACATTCAAGAAACTCCTGAAAGGCGCTCGTGACTACGAACCAGCTATCGTCGCCTGATGAAGCCCTGGCGAATAAGTTCACCAGGCTTTTCTTCCCCTGGCAACTGCGCCCGGGCAGGGATCAGGCGTGGTATGAGAGCGTCAAGGCGAGCGCCGAAGATCGTTTCAAGTTCGAGAAAGAGTACAGCGGCTCCCTTGAAGTTGCCCTCCGCGCACCGCAATCCCTCATGTATTTCGTCCGCGAGGCGCTTGAACTGATGGAGAAAAGTGTCCGCCCTCCAATGTTCAGCACTGGCGCGTTCAACGCCACCAACGTGTGGGAGAAGTTCGTGGCGGGCCAGCGGTATTGTGCCTTCTCCGACACCGCGCACGGCGTCGGCCAGGACAACTCCACCACTTGCATCTGGAACGCCACCAAGGGGGCGGTCATCGCCGACGTGGACTCGTCAATGTTGAAACCAGAAGAGCTTGCCTTGGAATCCTACCATCTGCTCAAGGACTACGAGTTCCCCCTGTGGGGCATCGAGGACAACGAAGCGGGGGGGCAGACAGTGCATGTGGCGAAGGACTTGCACTACCCCAACCTGTGGTTCAAGGAGATGGACACCGCGGGCGTCATCGGCAAAAGCTACCAGTACAGCGATACCGAGACCGTAGGCTGGCATACCAACCAGTTCAATCGTGCTATCCTGTGGGGAGACTTGGGCCGCCGAATCGCTGCCAACCAGGTCACGGTCTACTCCAAGACGGGCCTGAACCAGTTCTTCGAGATTATCCGAAATGCGGGCAAGGACGGTAAGAGCAAAATCCGTATCGAGGCGAGGTATGGGGCGCACGACGACTACCCCATCTGCGTGGCGGGTTGCATCCAGTTGGAGCCGTTCGTGAAGCGGCCCCGCGCCGCGGGCACGCCGCGCTCCTACCCCATCGAGGGAGGCTGGTAGATGGCTGACCGTCCCACGCCTGAGCGCATCGTGCGGGCCAAGGCGCACTGGTCGCGCCTGTGGAGCATAGCTCACTCGCAATGGCTCACGAGCGATAGCTATTACGCCCGGACTTACGGGGTGTGGCCGGCGGGCTTCAAGACTCCAAGCTATCACCCTTCCACCGCCACCAACACCATCGACCACGCCATCGATACTCAGTTCGCCTACGACCCGCATGTCCATCGCCCGCCCGCAGGCGAGGGCAAGAAGTACCAGGAGCGGGCAGACCGCATCGAGCCGTTCATCGCCGCCGTCATCGAGGAGGCCGGCAAGTGCGAGGTCATGCTACCCCAGCGTTCAATCGCCACGAACATGTGCATCTACGGCTACAGCCCCATCGAGGGCGCGGTGTTGGACAGGCGGGAATATGCGGAGAAGCCCAAGCGCAAAGTAGGGGAGCCTGCCGTGTCCTGGGAAGAGCGCCAGGAACTGTACGAGGCTATGACGCGGAACTGGAACCCGTTCCGCATCCGTGTCCCGCATCCGTCGACGATCCTTATGAACCCGCTGGATATGCAGCCCTCGGAGGCTATCAAGGTCCAGATGTGGTACGCGAACCAGGTCAAAGACCTGAGCCTCGAAAAGAAGAAAACGCGCAAGTACGCCGAGGAGTTCATCTACCCCGCTGGCGTTGGCGATTACGATCTGGTGGAGATCAGCGAGCACTGGACGCGGGAGTGGCATACCGTGCTGCAAGGCGGCGCGTTCATCTATCAGGAGAAGAACTCATGGGGCTTTCTGCCGTTTGCCCACGCCTACGCCGGCTGGGGACACCTGCTCGCGCTTGTCACGGGCGCGACGGTGAACAGCATGAGCGCGTCGATTGGTTGGAACCCCGGGCAGCTCGCCAAAGGCTTGCTCGACCCTATCCAGGAGTCGCTGAAAATCCAGGCCCAGGCCCTCAGTAGCCTGCACACCATGCTCGTGGACGCTGCCCGGCAGAAGTACGGCACCACCGAGGACGGCGCGGAGATCGCCCAGGCCCTCTCGAAAGACCGTGTGATTGAGCTTCCGAATGAAAAGGCGCTATGGAAACTCGACGGCCCTGACTTCCACCAGAGCCTCTTTGAGATAATCCAGATTCTTGAAAAGGATATCGAGTGGGGCACGTATGCCTCATCCCTCGCGGGCCAGCGGCAGACGGGCGTGAATACCGTGGGGCAGGAGACCATCCTGTCAGGCGCCGCCCAGCGCAAGTTCGCGTCGCCCAACAAGGCGATGGAACGGTTAATGACTATCGCGTCCGAGAACATCCTGCGGCTCGTGGACGTGGTGCTGGAAGAACCCATTGCCATGCACGGCATCACCATCAGGCCGGAGGACATCGACCACAACTACGTGCTGGACGTGACCTTCGAGCTGAACGACCCCACCCACCAGTTGCAGCGCGAGCAGAACGGCATGGCAATGGTCAAACTCCACTTGATCTCCGACCAGACCTTCCGCGCTGACTACGCGCGCATCGAGGACGAGAGCCAGGAGGAACAACGGCTCTTGGAAGAGGACGTTGCCAAGGACCCGCGCGTCCATCAGGAGCTTGCCCTGGAAGCCTCGAAGCAGATGGGCATTGGCGACCTCTACAAGTCCATTGTGGACCAGTCCCGCCAGGCGGGTCAAGGCGTGCCGATGGCGGGCGATCAGGGCGGTGCTCCCGCGCCCGTGCCTATCGCGCCGATGGGGAATCCCTCCGCCATGCCGCCGCAGCCAGGTTCGCCCCAGGCCGCAGCCGTCGCCGCCAATCAGCTTCGCCAGCCGCAGACGCCTCTTGTGATCCCGCAGCGCGGGACGCAGAACGGGAGGTAAGCGATGCCTCAGCGTGACGGCCCCAAGACCGATAACATCTTCACCAAGGCAGTGCTGGGCGTCGTGGCGAAGAAACAGCGCATGGCGGACATGCCACGGTCGCGCATCGCTCCATTCATGCAGGAGCAGGTGTCCCGCGACAAGCTCCGCACGATGCTGACCGAGGGCAACGAGGACTTCCGCAAGCAGTTCTTGGCCGACCACGGGCGGCAGCAGATGCTCGACCTGTTCAAGGGGAAGGAGGGGAGCAATGGCTGATCCAACGACAGCAGTGCCGAACGTCGGCGACCTTGCCTGGGACGGCGCGAAATGGCAGAGGTGGAATGGCTCGGCGTGGCAAGACATCACGCTGACCGATACGCGGTTTGACCAGTACTCCTACGTCTCCATGAATCCTGACGGGAGCATTGACGCCGTTCTGCGGGACGGTGGGCCAGACGAGCATATTGTAGGGGGCACATCGGTTGACAAAAAACCTTCCACCGCCGTTGCCGCCAATGCGTACACCCTTCCCGCCTTATCGGATGACGCCATCTGGAAGGCGGCTGGCTATACGAAACCAGACTGGTGGCCCGCAGGCGAGCAGGCGCCATTCACCAAAGAAGTCGATGACAAAGGCAAGCCGACAGGGACTTTCTTGCTCGATAAAGACCATGTGAAGTTCGTCCAAGACGAGGTGAACAGGAAAACCGCTGAGGCGAAAGCGGCGGCTGCTGCCGCCAAGACGACGGCGTACCCAGCTACTAACCTCGCCAAGACTGCCGCTGAGGTTGAGGCTGCCATCGCCAAGGGCAAGGCTGACGGTTCTCTGAAGGGCAACTACGTGGTGGAGTACGACGCCGGCTCCAACGGCTACTACATGAAGGCGTACCCAGCTACTAACCTCGCCAAGACTGCCGCTGAGGTTGAGGCTGCCATCGCCAAGGGCAAGGCTGACGGTTCTCTGAAGGGCAACTACGTGGTGGGGTACGACGCCGGCTCCAACGGCTACTACATGAAGGAAGTGCCGCCGACAGTCGTGGATAGCCTCAATACCATGATTGACAAGGCGCTCATCGCCAAGGACTGGGATCAAGCCCGCCGCCTAGACGACTTCCGCCAGCGCCCGTCGCCAGCGCAGGTCATGGACTTGGCAATCAAGTACGCGTCCTCGCCTGCCGACTACTTCTCGCTGCTCGGCATGGCGCGGGGGGAAATCGCCATCGATCCCGCCAAGGCTGGTCAAGCTCTGCGAGAGGTGGGCCGCGTCGCTCCCAACGCGCCGTTCCTGGATGCCGCCTGGAAGCAGGTCTTTGGCGCTGCCTATCCTAACCAGGCAGGCACAGGCGGCGCGGTGACAGACCCCAGCATTCCGCCTGGGATGGTCAAGGACGCGGCGGGCAACCTCATTCCAGCCCCAGGCTTGGAGTTTGGGCCGAATGGGGTCTTGCAACAGAAGGCTCCCAGTGTCGCGGCAAATCAAGGCGCTCCCCAAGCACCATTTACCGTTCCGGGAGCGCAGACCGCCTTCGACCGTGGAGGCGGGACGCGCGGGGCGCTCACGACGGTGGATCAAGGCGCGGCCCAGGCTGGCGCGGGGATGACCTTTGCCCAACCTGGCGCGCAACTCAACAACATCGCCGCAGGGCAGGGCAACCCACCTGAGTCCCAGGGCGGGCCACCGCTAATGACCTTCGGTGCTCCCGCCAACGTGCAGCTTGGGCCTCAGAACCAGACGCCTGAGCAAGCCGCGCTCCAAGGCGCCGGCATCTCGCCGGAGGCGACGGGGCTGCGACCATACTACGCCAACACGCCCGCAGGCCAGCAGCCTGGCGTCAACGCGCCCCACAATTTCCTCTCGCCGTCTCAGCTTGCTCAGGCCAACTACGGCATGATTTCACAGAGGCCGACTGCGCCAACGCAGGGCACAGGGGAGAGCGACGCTGATTTCCAAGGGCGGCAGGCCCAGTACGGGAGAGAGATTGCGGCATTGGATTTCGACTACGGGCCGAGCGGCGGCGGGCGCGCACAGCAATTTGCCGCTCCCGCGGGGCAGACGCCAGGCGACCTGTACCGCCAGCAAGCGGCTGGCCCCGGCTACCTGCCCTACGCCGTGCGGCAGGTGGGCATCCAGGGCGGCGCGCTCGGCCCTGTCGCGCACCAGTTCCCTGAGTTCGGCTCGCTCCGCTTCCCGTCAGGGCAGGCGTGGGAGAACATGCTGCCCGCCGAGCGGCAGGTGTTCCAGCGCACCATCGAGAACCAGGGCATCCCCTGGGAGGACTACCAGGCCGAGATGAACCAGGCCACGCGCTTCCAGCGGCCAGGGGCAGGCGGCGGGGGCGAGTTCAGAAGCGCGCCGGTGCAGGCGGGGAGGTTCTAAGTGCCTGACCCCAGCTACGCGCCCATCATCACGCCCGCGCAGGCGAAGCTCCAGGCGTTCGCTAGGGCGCGGCTGGCGCAGAACACGCCTGCTGCCCCAACTCAGCCTAATCTCCCTGGGCGCGGCCCGCTCACCGATGTGGACGCTACGCAGAGCGTCCAGCAACCATCGCCTAACGTGGGGATTGCGGGCCTGCCCTACAACGTGCCGGGGCTTGCCACGCCGACACAACCGTCGCGCTTTGGCCCTGAGCCGCGCACGAGTCCAGACCAGATCACGTACAGCCCGCAGCAACAAGCCCAGATAGCAGCTCGGGGGCCGAGGCCGCCGCAGAGCTTGGCCGACATCGCGCAGAATGTTGGCAGGTCAGGCTTGGCGGTTGCCTCGGTGCCCGTCCAAGCCGCCTATGATGTTGCAAGTGGTGTAGTGAAGGGCGCGAGAATGACTTATGGTGAATCCCGTAGTCAATCCCGCCCACACGGTGTCCCAGGGGAATATGCAGCCAATCACCCTGAGTTACAGCCTACCGGCTTGGTAGAAAGTCTCGCTACGGGCTTCACCTCGCCACCACCAGCGTCCGCGTCCTCACTCGCGCTCCTGGCGCTCCCTGGAATGGGCGCGGCGGACAGGCTCATGATCGGCGGGGCCGCTGAGGGCTTGCCACAGGTGCTCAAAAGCGCGGGCACCGCCTTGAACAAGATGGCGGGCAAGCCGCTCACGGTGAGAGAGGCGGCGATCAATGAACTACGCAAGATGCCGCGCGGGGCCATTGGGAAGGAGCCGCCCACAGGCGCTACGCCACTGCAAGCCCGCATGTCCAAGGCACTGATGTTGGTGCAACAGCAAGATGCAGAAAGCGCCGCTCGGATTGGCAGGCCTCCAATTGTCAACCCACTCAACGAACAAGTAATCCCGCTGAAACAGTACCTACAGGCGAATGACATTCCTTTTACTACACGTGGGAGTGGAGATACCCAAGTGGTCGAGTTTAGTGATGCTGCGAAACAAGAACTAGGGAAGGCCATCAGAAGTGGAGAGGTCAGCGTGGCCTACACTGGCAGGGCATATCGTGCCATGATCCCTGTTGGTGGCGACGAGATGCAACCAGTCTTTGGCTTGCGCTACAGTGGATTGCCCACACCCAACGCTGAACTGCAAGCCGCTAAGGGCGAGTTGGCGGATCTGCCGCGCGGGGCCATTGGGCTTCCCGTGGGGCCTGAGGCGAAGCCGCCAGCTCCCAAGTTAACGCCCGCCACCGCTCCCACAGGCGGTATCGCTGACATGGCGAAAGCAGAGACAGGGGAACCTCTACAGTTACAAGGGTATCGTTCTGAGGTTATTGGCGGGCAGAGCCAACGGGAGGGCGTGAGTTATGCGTTGCACCCGAATTACGCCGCTGCCGAAGGCAAGGCTGCTGCCCTTCCTGCTACGCTCTTGCGAAAGTTAGTGTCTCTTAAGAATCCATTGGTTGTTGATGGAGTACAGGGGGAGTTGCTGGATACATGGGCTGCTCAAGGCGACAAGGAAGCCATGCGGCTGGTAAAGATTCCTGACCAACACGGGGCGCCGCCCCCTGGATGGTATCGTGAGGCGGATGCCTACATTGCTAAAAAGGCTGCATCCCTTGGGCATGATGGCATTTTCTATCGCGCGCCATTAGCCCGCGCTGAGGTTGTTGAACTGCCGAGGGGAGGATTCGAGCTTCCAGCGGGGCCGGAGGGCAAGCCGCCTGCACCTACCGGAGGCATCGCGGACATGGCAAAGACCGTGGACGAAGCCTTCGGGCCGTCCGCCGCAGGCACGCCGCCGACGGGCAGCCCGCCCAAGCCGCCCACGATGACTGGCGCTGTCCCGCCTCCACCAGTCACACAAGGGGCCTACGGGCCAGTAGGTGGAGGGACGCCTCCCGGTGTCCCGCCAGGCGGGACCGCTGGGGCCGTCCCGCCCGCTGCTGGCGTCCCTGGCGGCTATCGCTCCGTGGACGAGTTAAAGCAGGCCATCATTGCATCACTTGACCTCGCTGGGCCGGCACGGAAGGCGCTTGAGGGCTTGAAGTCCGAGGAGTTGTCCCGTCGCCTCGGCATGTCTGCCCATCTCTTCGAGGGGGACATTGGTGCGAATACGATGAGGCAGTTTGGGCGCAACCTTGCTGGGCCGCTGGCCCCCGCCGCCGTTGAGTTGCCTGAACTTGGCCTCAAGCCGGCGGAGTATGACAGCCTCATCAACCACCTCAAAACAGTGGACTTCCAGCCTGTCACGGGCTTTACGCCTCACGCGGGCGGTGTTGACCAGTTGGCTATCCTTCGCACGAGCAAGGCACTCAATAAGGTGCTGTTGAACCAGGTTCCACAGGAGAATGAGCTAAGGTTGCTGGAAGCTGCCTACGGCCCTGAGTTCGTCCAGGCCATCCTGAACAAGCGGCCCCTGTGGGAGAAGTTGCAGATCATCACGGCCCGCATCATCAACGCGCCGCGCGAGATACTGGCCTCGATGGACTTCTCGGCTCCATTCCGTCAGGGCGCGGTGCTGTCCGTCGCGCACCCCAAGGAGTTCTGGGGCAGCTTCGTTCCAGGCATCAAGGCCATCGCATCGGACAAGCAGTTTGGGGCCGTCATGGACTCCATTTACGCCAACCCGTGGTACAAGGACATGGTGGACTCGAAGCTCTACCTGCCAGACCCCCGTAGTATCGCCAGCGGCGTGGCGGGCGCCGAGGAGCAATTCCCCAAGAGCTTCGCCGAGTCCATCCCGGGCCTCAAGCAGATGGTGGGCGCGTCCAACCGCGCCTACGTGGGGTATTTGAACAAACTCCGCTCAGACACTTTCGCCAACATTGTGAAAGGATGGGAAGAAGGGGGCAACATCGTGCTTAAGGAGGATAAGCGCCTGCTGGCCGATTTCATCAACAAGGCGACAGGGCGCGGCAACCTTGGTCCGCTGAACCGCATCGCACCCTTGATGAACACCGTCTTTTTCTCCCCACGCTTCGCCGCCTCTCGCGTGGAGTTGCTGGGTGCGCTTACCGGCCCATCGGGGCTGGCGAGCAAAGAAGCGGCCAAGACCATCCTGGCGGCGGCCTCTGGTGGCATCGGCCTCTTGGCGATGGCGCACTACTTCGGCAAGGCCAGCGTGGAGCTTGACCCGCGCTCCACCGACTTCATGAAGATTCGCGTGGGCGAACAGCGCATCGACCTGTGGGGCGGTTTCCAGCCCTGGATACGGCTGGCGGCGCAAGAGGTGACTGGGCAGCGGAAGGCGCAAGGCTCCGACCAGATACGTGACGTGTCACGGATACAAACGGCGTTGAACTTCACTCGCGGCAAGTTTGGGCCTGCGGCTGCGTTGACCGCTGATGTGGTGACTGGCAAGACCTTCACGGGCCAGCCTGTCACTCCTGGCGGCGAGGCCCAGAACATGCTTGTGCCTTTCGGCGTTCAGGACGTCACGCAGGGGGCGCAGTTGGCGGGCGGAAAGGGCGGGGCGATTGGTTCCCTGTCTCTCGTAGGGGTCGGCGTCCAGTCCCCCAAGGGCGTCACCTCGTACCAGGACATCGTATCGCGCCAGAAGTTCAACATGCCCTACAAGGACTTGGGCAAGGACGACAAGCGCACCGTGGACGCCGACCCTCGCGTGGTGGCGGCGCAGGCCCAGCAAGCCCCGCCTGAGTTCAACGCCAAGGAGTACGCGAAGGGCGCGTGGGCGCAACTGGCGACGCGCAAGGGCGAGTTGGAGACAGGCTTGCGGAAGGCGATTGACGACGGTGTCTCAGGGAAGAATCTCACCAAGGCCGTCCAGGAGTTCAAGTCAGCCCGTTTCCAGGCTGCCAAGGCCCTCATCACGCCTGAGATGACGGCGGCTCGCGCCTACCCCGCCACGCAGGTGCGCGACATCCTGGCCGAGCAGTATTG